CAAATTGCGCGGCAGTTCGTGCGCCTGATACGGCAAAATGTGATCGCGTTTGAAGTGGTTGCCCTCCAGCGGCGCTGGCCGCCCCATGTACAGCGCAGCAAAGCCCCCCGGATCTAGCCGGCGCATGGATTCCAAGTGCGCCAATGGGGTTCGCTCAGGCCAGAGAATTTCGCCCGGCTCACGGCCCAGTGGGTCGTCTGCATCAGCAAACGCGGGGATGTTGATAACGGTCCAGCGGCTCGCCTCATGCTCGTTGTAATACGGGCTTTTCGGGTCCGTCAGGCGGCCAATGATGTCGTCTTCATGCCAGCGCGTGGCACAGATCACCACAGCGCCCCCGGTGCCCATGACACGGGACATGGCGGTCTGTGTGAACCATGTCCAAGTGCTGTCGCGCTTCGCCTTGGAACGCGCCTCGTCTGCAGACTTGATGGGGTCGTCGATGATAAGCAGGTCGCCACCGCGGCCGGTGATGGTCGAACCCACACCAGCAAAGGTCAGAATGCCGCCGCGCACGGTCTGCAAGCGTTCGGCCGAGGCGTTGCCTTTCCTGAGGGAAACGCCGGGGAATACTTGCTGATAGAACGGGCTGCGCATCACTTCCCGGCATTCCCGGCCGAAGTCCAGGGCAAGGTCGTCGGTGCAGGCGGCAACGATCACTTGCCGGTACGGATCACGCCCCACGAACCACGTCGGCAGGCGCCGGCTGGTCAGCTCAGACTTACCCACCCGTGGCTGGACCGAGATAATCAGGCGCAGAATCTCGCCCCGCTCCACGGCCATCAGCTTGTCAGAGAGGTAGTGGTGGATCTTGTGCGTCTTGTAGCGGCTGGCGTCCGGGTTATCCGGGTCCACGGGGTCAGGCATCGAAAGCTGGGTGTAGCGCAGCAGATCCTCTTGCGCTTCGCGCAATTGCACCAGCCGCTTGGCGGCGTGGATCTGCCGTTGATACGCCTCGATGGCGTCCTGACGTTCGCGGTCAGCCGCTGGCACTTTAGCCATAGCGCTGTTCAGCCTTCACGTCTGCCGCCAGCTTGGGCTGTGCGATCAGCCGGGCAATGATCGCCGCCGCCGTCAGCAGGCCCGACAGCCAGGGCGGCAGGAACGCGGATACCGCGGGCAGCCATTGGTCAGCCGCGGACACGATCACGGCCGCCGTGCCCAACTGAACCGAACTCAGCCGGTACGCCTTGTCCCACCCTTCAATGAGTTTCATAGTCCAGCCCCTTTAAGAATCGCGGCCACTCGGATGTACCGCGCTTGACGGTCGTCAGCGCCGATTTGGCCGCCGTTGATGATTCGTGTGGTGCCCTTGAAATCGCCGGCATCGATCTTTCGATTCAGTGCATAGCGGCTCCAATACCAGCCGGCTGCTTCCAACGCGTATTGCGGGTACTCCAGCAAGTCCGGCTGCTCGATCAGAGCCAGGGCAATAGCCCGGCCGGTGTCCGCGTAGTTCGTTTTCCCCGTGGTCATGAACGCGCCGCGCCCGCGATAGCGCCAACCATCGCCGCTGGCCTCGTTGCCATTGCCCATGCGGCCGCCGTAGCAGTTGTTCGCGAGGGCTTCGGGGTTGTGCGCCAGCTTGAACGCCAGCGCATTGGGTGCTCTGTCTGCTCCGCGGTAGCGGCTTGGCCAGACCGCGGCCAGACGCTCTGCGCTGTAATTCAGGTTTTCCACCAGCCGAGTCAGGTCGGCGGACTCATGCCCGACTTGAGCCAGGAACGCGGCGCAGCGATCCCGTGTGTTGATGTGGTAATCGTCCAGCGTCAGGTTCAGCGCTTCGACCAGCTCAGGGTCAACCTTGGGGAAAATCCGGTGAAACGCGTCGTCAGTCAGGATCATCGCGAGTACCACCGTCGATCTTGGTAAAGCACGCGGGCGAGGTTGCCGCCGCTATGACTGACCAGCACCAGCACGACGGCGAAAAACAGCACGCTCCAGACTTCGGTGCGTGGCCCATAAATTGAAAATCGGGTCAGGCACTGCGCGGCCATGGCGAACGACGTGCCCGCCAGAAGGAAGGCCAGAAACGTCGAAAAATACTTGGTCCGGCGAGTGCTGGAGTAACCCAGCAAAACGCCGACTGTGGCGAGGTGAATACCGATGCGGATGCACAGCAGCACATCCCCATACTCCACGGGTTCAATGCTCATCTTTGCCCCTCGTCTTCAACCGGAAGACTGCTCGGATTGTGCTGTTCAGCCAGTTCGGCAGGTCGGCGTTGTTCAGCACCATCAGGTTCAACGCACCCAGCACGGCCGCGGCCAACGAACCACCCAGCACGGAAGCCAGCATGGCGCCTGCGCCGCCCACCGCGATGCCTGCGGCGTAGCCAAACCCCCACGAAACGATGGTCAGGCACAGTTTGCGGATGAACTTGAACAGCCGGCCGCCTGCGGTCGGGTCCGGCAACCACATGAAAAACACACAGCCAAAGGACGCACCCATGGCAGCCCCCGGATGCAGCTCGATAACCATCGCCCCCAGGAACAGCAGGAAGGCGGTCAACCAACCCGGAACTAATTCAGCCATGGGGCGTGTCCTTTAGGTCGGACGAACTGGACGGTGTGCGGCGTCAGGGAAATACAGCGCGCCTTCCTTCCAGGCACGTACTTGGGTCCGGTACGCCCGCCACTGCGTTTCCGTGCCGGGTAGCGCAGCCGGGTCGCCGTCTTCAATGGCAATGAGTTGGTCCGCGATAACGACCAGTTCGGCAACGCGCCAAGCGTCTTCTACGAGGACTTGCTGTGCGCGCAGAATCGCGGCGGCCTCGGCGTCTTTCATGGCCTTGGTGATGAGTTGGGACCAGTCGATGTTCATGCAGGTAGCTCCCCTTCACTCGGCAATGACTCGTCAATTGGCAGCGGTTGTGGAAATACAACCGGGCCATCCGGCACGTCGACCAAATCCGCGGGAAACGCCTGCTCAGGGCTGTAGTTCCACGGGAGCGGTAGCAGCAGGGTCAGCGTCAGTTCACCGCCTTCCTGATCCACATCGCCAACGAACCAAACCGACGTGATCGCCGCGGACGGCAGGGTGTCGCCATCGCCCATCGGGGTGAAATCGAATGCCTCGCCGTTCACGTAGAGGACGTTTCCGGCTTTAACGACGTCCAGCACGTCTTCTCGTCGTTGTGGGCTTAACTTAATTCTCATCAGAACCACCTTCCTTTCGCGATGATGCAGTAGGTAAGCGTGACGCCTGCCACGCTCGCGATGCAGATCTGCTTGAGCCCCGGCCAGTTGGTTGCAGTGGTAGGGTTCGACTCGACAGACCACCCATACGGGTGCGCTGACAAAGGCGGCCGGGAACGGCGCGGAAAGGAGGAATTCCCCGCTGTTGGTCCATAGCCCACCGGTTGCGGTCGTCAGATCCACCGAAACGCTGCCCCTGCGCTCACAGATCAGCGTTCCATCGGCCCACTTGGTGTACGAGCCATTCGCATTGCTGCCCGTCTCAATCAGTGCGCCAGTCGGCACGCCGCCCGACTGCGATACCGTGCCCAGGATGTTGCTGCGCTGGTAGGCATTGGTGTTCAGGGCATTGACCCCGGACTGCGCAGTGGCGGCGTTCGCCACTCCCGTGTTCGCCGTGGTCTGCGCGGTGTTGGCTGTGGTGTTCGCGGTGTTGGCTGTGGTGTTTGCCGTGTTGGCGGTAGTGACCGCCGCGTTCGCCGTGGTGATCGCGGTATCGGCTGTGGTCTGCGCAGCGGCAGCGGCAGCCGCGGCAGTGTCGGAGTCGCTTTTGCGCGCCAGCGGAAACCCGCCAGCGGTCACGCCGTCATGGACAACGGCGGTCTTCTTGTCTGTGTCGACCGTAATTTCGCCGATAGCGCCCGTGAAAACGGCGTGCTGAGCAGTGGAACCGCGCCGACGTTGAACCTGTTTACCCGCCATGGCGGAGCCTCCGTTTAGTTAAGCGACTTCGCCCCAGTCGTCGAAGGACGCGCTGGCTTCGTACACAAAGCCCCAGTCCTCGCCAACCAGCGGCATGATTTGAACGCTGGACGCAACCTTGACCAGCACGTTTGCGGTGCCCGTGGCAGGCGGTGGCGTGAACGTCAGCGTGCTGCCCACGACCGCGTATTGGCTGGGATTGACCACCAGTCCATTGATAAACACGTCCAGAAATTCTTCGTCCGAAATGGACCGGGGCAGCTCGTAACTGGCTTGCGCGGCGTTGCCGTTGAGCACGACAGTGAGCGGGGCCAGGGCGTCCACGGCATCGGCTAACTGGTCGTAGTAGAACCGGCTTAAATCGGCGCTCGCTGCGCTCTGGATCGCTTCGGTTTCGGAGTCATCGGCGCTGATTTGCGAAGCGGTGGCCGATGCAGCCGATGCACTGGCGCTTGCCGACGCGGCGCTGGCAAACCCCTCGGCCTCGTCACGGGCCGCAACCGCCTGATCCTTGATCTGGGTTATCTCGCCAATGCCGGAATCGATCACGCCTTGGGCTGCGTCTTCGGCCAAATCCGTCACGTAGGTCACGACATCCGGTGCAAGCTGATCCATGCCCACAGACTGGTTTTTCAGCTTGCCGTCGTCGCGCTGAATCTCAGCCAGCCGGGCCTGCGTTTCATCCAGCGCGACTTCCACCGCGTTGAATTCGGCGTCCAGATCCGTGCCCTGAATCGGGTTCGACGGGTTGTTCGACGAAGCCGCGCCGAAAGGGTGTTGGCGGTTGTACGGCTCGGGAATCTGGCTCATTGCATTACCTCATGTACATTTGGACATCTGTACCGACGGGTTACGAAACCGCTGCCATGTTTCTGAATGCAGCCGTTGTTCCCGCCAGTCCCTCAGTCACGCACACCCACCCCGGAATGCCGGCCACGCTTGGCGTGCTGTTGTAGACCACATGCCCACGGGTATAGAAACCCCCATCCGTAGGCGCCGCCGTGGCGTAGTGAACAGATATCGACTGCAAAAGAAATTCAGTGCCCGCCACGTAAGGCTGGATACGCAAGAAGGTGGCGATGCCCCCGCTGGGGATCGTCATGTCCTTGCCAGTGCCGGTAACGATGTTCCCGCCCGCCGAGTTTTTAACGGTCACGGGGCCAGACGCTGCGCGCAGGACGATGGTTTGCCCTGGCAACAGGTTGCTGGTGATGGTGGAAAGCCGGATGGACTTATCTGCGTTAGCGGCCACGGTGCCGAACCGATGGTGCCCCATGTCGATCACGCCCGACGCGTCCAGCGTTGGCGATTTTTGGGCCAGCGTTGGCAGAAGCGTGGCGCCGTTGGCAGACACCCGCAGACTGCCCACAAAGTTGAAGCCGTTGCACTCGTTGGCGCCGGACGAGGTAGCTGAAACGAAATGGTCAAAGGAGCCTTCGACCACGTTGCCCAAGCCCCAATCGATCTGGCTGCTTGCGCCCAGCGAAAGAATGTAACCGCTGCCCGCCGCCCCGCCGCCCGTGGTCCCGATCCCGGCATTCGCAAAGTGGTTGTTGGTCACGCTGATGTTGCCGTCACCCTCTTTGGTGACGGCTTGGGCCAGCGTCTCAAACCAGCACTTGTCGGCCGTGACGTTGCGCGCCGGGCCAGTCGACCACAGGCCTTTGACGGCCCGCTGGAACGAGAAGCCATCGGTAAAGCTGATCCCATGCCCGGCGCGGTTGGCGTTACCCACGCCCGAAACGTCGGCCGTACTCTCGCCATTGATCCCGTCGTAAGCCGTGGTCGAAGGGTCAGGGTCAACCCCGATCTTGACGCTGTACAGCGCGACTTTGGCGGGGGAAGCGCTGATGGCTTCACCATGTCCGCCGCGAACCGAAATCTGGCCATGTTGCCCAGTGAACAGCCAAGGTTCGCCACCGTCCTGCACGACCACCTGCACGCCTGAAAAGTCGATCCACTGGTTTGGGCGACGGCTGTTCGCGTGGGTATACCCGCCGCGTGACCAGACGCCTTTGTTGAAATTCCAGAAGGCAACATCGACCAAGTTGGAGTGCCAGAAACCGCCCTGGACATAACCGGCGTCATATTGCGCGTGGCAGTAGAAGCCCCACTGCGCCGAGTTGACCACGCCGAAGCCGTAAGCGGGCGTAGACGAACCACAGAACATCAGGCCGGTAATGTGCGCGCCTTGAATCGCTCCCGGTGCCAGTTCCAGCAGGCCGTAGGGTTTGCCGTTGGCGGGGTTGAAAGGCAGCGCGGTGATAAACGTGTTACGCGAACCCATGCCTTTAAGCTGGATACCGCTGTAGTGGATCACACGGGTCGCGGGGTACACGCCAGCCGGAAAGCTCACGCCAAACCCGCCGTAGGCCACACTTTTAAGCGCAATGGCCTTCGCTTGTGCCGCGGCGATGGCTGGGGTCCAGTCCCACGTTTTCTGGTCTTGGGCGTCTGGCTTGACTGTGATTGACGCGATGTGTTCCGACACGTCAACCCATGTCGTGCCCAAGGCCACCGCGACGGTGTTAGCGGAAAGTTGCGCCATTGGCGCCCGCGTAAACCCGATCTGGCCCGCGCCTTTAGCGGGGTCCGTAATGTCCGCGAGGCTAGCGGCCAGCGCGTCAACCGGCTGGCCAAAGAACATCCACTGGCCGGCGTTCAAGTCGGCGTCGAAATCAGTGCTCGATGTGTGCGCGTGAACCGCGACCCACACACCCGACGCGTGATTGACCGCATCGCCTTCTTTGTACCCGGTATTCGCGAGCCAATTACCACGGGGGTTAAAACCGCCCGCCATTACGGTCAGCAAGTCACGGGTCAGTTGGTCCTGTCCTACGGACTCGTTGGCCAGCCCGCCATCGTCGCGCTGGATCTGTGCCAGCCGGGACTGCGTGCCGTCGATAGACGTTTTAACGGCGTTGAATTCGTTGTCCAGGGACGTACCCGACTGGGGCACACCCGGATGGTTCGCTTCCCAGTCGGTAAACGATGTCTGCCGTGTATACGGCGGCGGTAGCGGCGTGGCAGGCATGGTCCGGCGACCTCGGGCGAACGGTTTGCCGGGTAGTGTAGTCGTCCGTTGTCCGCACGGACAGCCTGTCAGCCGAAATTGTGAGCGGCGAGCGCTGATCCACTGGACCAGTGGCCGCCCGTGGCGCCGGCTTTAGCCCTGAGCGGCGTGACACCGGTTGCCCTGTACGGTTGGACATTTGAACGATTGGCCAACTGTTCATCCGTCCAATTGTCCATCTGTACAACTGGTCAGGCGTCCATTTGTGCAACTGGTCAGGAATGCTACAGAGTGTCGTAATTGAGTTGGTCAGCCGAAATTTTGTCACGGTGGCCGGTAGGAATTCGCACGCGTGGGTCCGACTAGGGGGGAGGGGCGGACCCGCCGCCCTGCCGGTCGGCCGGTCGGCTGGCCAGCTCGATGGCTGGCCTGCTCCGCTGCGCTGCGCTGGTGGTGCCTCGTTGGTGGCCTGCTGACCATGCTATTGCATGGCATCGCCTGACCATGCTGTTAGCTGGTCGGGACATACCCATAGTCTGCTACAGACGACAGGTATGCAGCTCTAGCCCAATAGATCCGCCACTTCTAGGCGTGTCACTAGGTCCGTTTGCTGTTCGTTCGTGCTGTTAACCCTCTCAGCCGTACCCTGGATGGTCGCTGACTGCAATCCTGCCAGCACCTTGTCACCTTGTTTGATGAAGGCACCCAGCTCTGCCAGGGTCATGTCTGCTAGCGCTTTGCCACTATCCGACATCATGTCCGCCTGACCATGGCCAGCCGTCTCCAGTACCCACTTGCAGGCGGCGAAGCGTACCGATGCCGGTGTGCGCTCCCGATCCGTGATTAGGTTCTTGAGTTCAGCGAACGCAAGCCCGCCCAATTCGCCTTCAACAAAGGTCTGCCGCGCCTCCAGAACGGCTTTTATGACCTTCGGATCATTCATCAATCTGTGCGCTTCTGTATCAGGGTGGCTGTATCCCGCCTGCTCGGCTGCGTACTTGGCCAGACCAGTGCGCGCAAACACTCTGACCCACTTGGCCCGCTGTTCAGACAGCTGACCCCGTGCGCCGCCTACACGGCGTTTCCCTGTTTCGTCTCTCTCAGAGTGCGACGTTAACGCCTGATCGGCCATGTTCTAAACCCCTGTTCATTTGTCCATATGGACAGCGGACAAGTTAGCCCACTGATTCACTAATCGCCAAACTTACTACCGTTCGTCGCAAATGTCCGCTGTCCGTGTGGACCAGCTTGATTACGACAATCTGTCGTATAGGCTATGGGTTGTAAGTTCGAACCAACTGCTACGGAGTAACAGACATGACTGCTCACTACTTCGCTACCAAAACCCGCAAGTTTGTAGTGCTGTCGGAAACCCTGGCACCAGTGGGAAAAGAAATCCCAGTGACCAGCAAGACCAATGCCCGCGAAGTTGCTGCACAACACAACGCCAAGCCTTGGAACTTCTAAACAACTAATCCGCCCTCACGGAGTAACTGACATGACTCGCCAAGAATACAAACAAGCCCGCCGACTGCTACGCGATAACGGCGCCTATGCCTTCCGCTGGATTGAAGACGAGGAAGCCCGCGAAGCGCTGCGCGACCTGCGCAATGGGCAAGACCTGTTAGCTGAACGCCTGGACATCGTGCGCTATTGCCAGCGCGAAGGCGTGGCCTACACGTTCAATCACCTGCGCCTGCTCCAGCCCTACTGGTCAGGCCTGCCACGTTCCACCGCTAGGTGATTGAGTCGAGCGCCTGCTAACGCGGGCGCTCCGCTGAAACACCCAAACATCCGCCCTCACGGAGTAACTGAAATGACCGCTAAACGTGAATACCTGAACGCTTGCCTGGAGCAGTCAGTGGACTTTCTGAAACGCTCCTACGCCAACCCCACGGCCTACATGACGCCTATGCACCTGAAACTGCATCTGCTGGCCATCCGCAAGCTGAAAAGCACCGTCGTGACGCTGCCGGATGGCTATAACGGCGCCACTGAACTGTTCTTCACCGCCCCTCTGGAGCGCGATGGTCGACTGGTTAAGCTCCAGTGC